TTACAACATTATTTGCAGGCAAAGAATCAACTACTTTAACAGCTTCAATATTCTCAATTTTAAGGATACGAGCTCTTAAAGTATCACTGGTTGCTCCTGTTTGAGTACCTGCTACTGAATTTACATAATCCTCATCCATTACAGTTTCATAAGCTGTTGGAATGTAAATGTAGTAAGGCCCGTAAAAATGGTCTGCAATCATTTTGGCTTTCATATCAAGCACATCTGCAAGAATTAAAGCAGGTGTTTTAGAAGCATTATCCCAATCCATAGATAAAGTCTGTAAGTTTCTATCTTCATGGTTTATATAAGACCATATAGTTCCACCGCCTTTGATAAATTTGGTATCTGTAAACAGCATTTTTTCCAAATGGACATTGATTGCTCTTGCTTCATTTTCAGCTTGAGTAGTATCAAGTCCATTACCCATATTACGAGATGTTGCAAGCTCTCTTGCATTGATTTCATAATCACCATGAATTATTGGAATTGGTAAATATTTAGGAGTGTATCCAGGACGGTCATTTTTTGCTCTTGATACTCCGTCCATTGACATTTCTACAGTAGCAGTCCCAGTCATTTCACTATACTCAAGAACTGTTGTTCCCATTGGATTTCTGAGATTATACACTAATCCCTTTGCTTCCAAATCACCAATACCAGTTAATCTTTCTAATTGAACTAATTGAACTACCTCATCAAGCTGTTTCCATTCATCTCTACGAAGAGTGGCTGAATTTGCTTGAACTGTTGCATAATTTTCCACATTGGCTTGATCCCCACCAGTATGAACAGTCATATATGCTTTTCCATCTTCTCCGATAAATGGACGCATATTTCCTATCTGAAGTTTGTTATTTTGGATATATGTTGCCAATTCTCCAACATTTCCTTCAGGTGTCATTAAATCTACTTTCATTTTATTTCTCCTTTCTTTTTATTAGTTTACAATCATTACTTGAAGTCTTGCAACTGCTGAGGTAGTTGTTACTTCCTCTATTGCCATACCTACAATTTGTAATGGCTTAACCGTCACATCTGTAGCTTCATAATAATCACTTGATTCTGGCACATGCTTAGTTAAAGTCCCGTCTCCGTTACTTGCTAAGAAGTCTCCAACTGCAATTACTTGGTTAATTGCTAATACCGCATTCACAACATCTCCTGATGTAGGAATCCACACTCTTGCCTGCTCTAAAATAACGATGTCAGTACTGAGCCCTGCTCCGATAACTGCATCTTCAATTACAAACATTTTCGCAGCATTTCCATACTGTGTTGAGTGGTTCTGAACTGTTGTCGCTGACGCCAATTCTACTAAGTGTCCCGGTGTTAATGCTTCTGCTGCATTATAATCGACCTGAACGTGTAAATAATCTTTTACAATAACTGAATTCATTTTATTTCTCCTTTCTTAATTTGTTTATTTTTTTGTTTCTGCACCTGTACCTGCTGGCATCATAGGTGCTATTATAACACCACTTGCATTTGCTTGTGGAGATCCTGCTCCAGCTGCTCCTGCATAATTCCCAGGGCTCATTGATTTAGAAAGTTTTTCTAACTGAGCTGTTGGCATTTCAACAAGTTCTGGCTCTGTCCATCCTGCTTGAGTGTTTGCTTGGATTGTTTTTAATAATCCTACTCTTTTTTCTGAATGTAAAGCAAGTCCTGCATCTACTTCTGATTTAATACTCTCTGGCAATAAAGCCAAAATTGCTTCTCTCTTTTGGGTTGCTAAATGATTTACAACCATTTCATCAGTTACATTGATTTGAATCTCTTTTGGTTCCAGTTTGTCCAATTGTTCTGAGTTCAAAGTGAGTAACCAAGTTCTGTCATCTGCTGTAAATTTAGCAGCAGCATTGACGATCAATTCTTCCACTTTTTGTGGACAACAAGGTTCTTGCATTGATTCTTCTCCTTTTTTGTTAATACTTATTTCTGTTTCTGTTTCTGATTCTACATTTGCTTGGATTGGTGTGTATTCCGTTTTCATTGTTACTTGAATAGGCTCACTTTCAACTATTATTTCACCAGCTTCATTCATTGTGTAATCTTGCTTGTAAAATCTAGTTGGAATTGATGCTCCATTTCTACGAATATTTTTTTCGTAAATAAAAGTAGTATCATAAACTTCTTTCAAATAACAACTGACCCATTCTGAGTCCATTGCATAAGTCCAATCCCTAATCGCTTGTAATTTGCCTAATAAAGACTCTTCATTTATCTGTAATTGATAAACTCCAAGACCTTCTTTATATAAGGCTTGTACCTGATCTTTTAATTCCATATTATCATCTCCTTTCTTTGTTTGTAATTGATTAACTCTAACTCCACAACCATCTTCATTACTACATGCTCCTTTTTCATTTGGAAGTATTGCTAAATGGTCTGGAATGTATCCTGTTGTTACTCCTGCATAAGCTTCCCCTTCATATACTCCTACTTGTTTTGTTTCTGTTGCAAAAGCTCCTATACTTATATCAATTGGTTGTCCTGCTGTGATTAGTTGATAACAAACTGCATCTGTTGTTGATAAAGTAGATGCTGTAAATGTTACATCTGCCTTTAATTTATTATCTTCCCATCTTGAGTTTGAAATTACTCCTACTTTTGGAACTTCTGTTGAATTAACTGCTACATATTGTCCTTCATTATTTTGAGGATGCCCAATTACTACTGGTATTGAATTCCATTGAGAAGCTATTGCTGAAAGTCCTTCTGCTGTATGTAACATTGGCCCATTACTTCCATTACGAACTCCAGGAACCATCATTATTACAGGCACTTTAATTGTTTCAGGAGTTCCATCAGTATTATTTACAATTATTGGAGTATATAATACTTTTCCCGCTTGTCTATATGTGCTTAAATTCTTCATACTACTATTCCTTGTTTTAAGCCCATTTTAAGGCTGTTTTATTTTTAGTTATATAATTGTATATGTTTCTCATTATCGTTGTTGTTTATATTGTTTCTGCTGCTTTCTTAGCTGCTTTCTTAACTGCTTTCTTATCCTTAATTGGCATCGTTGGTAAAGCCATACATCTGCAATTATGTACTACAATTCCTTTTGCCATATAGGATTCATCTTCTTCTACACTTAAATTGTATAATGTCCTATTCCGTTTAATAACCCATCTCTTTACCTTTTCAATTTCGATATCAATAGTCTCATATTCTCCTGTATGATTTCCAAGCACTCTTGCCAATTCCTCTTCTACTTCTTTTGGAGTAGTATTTATTTGGCTGCCTGTATCGCTCCACTGCTTATCTGTAATATCTAAACTATTGCAAGTCTTACTGCAATACTTATTAAAATATGGAATAAGTTTACCACAACGCTTACATCTATTAGCTAAAACAACTAATTTATCACCTTCTTTGAGAGTGTTTGCTTCAACCCATTGCCCATTTAACAACATTACTTGGTGATTAGATGTCATTGATAATTTTAAATCCCCTTTAAACTTAAACTTTGTGACTTCTGGTTTTTGTTTTGGAGTTCTTGGAAGAGCATATACTTTTCTAAACCTATTTTTATGAGTTAATACTAAATCTCCAATTTCTACTTTTCCAATAGGCTTCCATCCTGTTGAAGTGTATATTGGGGTTTGTGTATCAATAAAACAATTTGGATGTACAGGAATCATTGGGCGTATTTCCTCTAATGAATATACATTACCCTCTAATGCTGAACATTGCTGACACACCCTATCATCTCCAGCTGTTGACCATTCCGCTTTGACATTAACTCCTTCTATTCCCCAATTCTCATATTCCTGTATAGTGGCTTGATGATGTGCTCTTATCATTTCTGTTCTAGCCATTGTCTGAGCACGTCTCTGAGCTGGAATAAATCTGCCTAAACTATCCTTAATTGCTAATTTAGAAACTGCTGTCCCTTTTCCATCTATTGTAGCAATCAATTTTCTTGCTATCTTTAATGGACCATCCCCATCTGCCATTGCTTGACTCAATACCCTACTAATCTGAGAATCCATAGCTGCTGTTATTCCTTTAAGCTCTTGGAAAGTCCTGCTATATAATAAACCAACTCTATCCATGTGGAAAGGGCCTCCCATTGCTGCTCTTATTCCACCTGTTTGCTCTATTGGTGGTACTTTTATTCCAATTTTATTTAGTTCATAAGCTGCTCTTGCTTGTCCTCTTGCATAACTATCTTGGATGTACATATTAGTCCAAGGCTGTTGAGCAGCTACCCCAATTTGATTCATATACTTTACCTCAAGTATTCCATCATCTATTTGAGTTTTCAGCCACTCCATAAATGCATCTACCTTTTGAGCGGATGTATTAAAGGAGAATGCATTTGGACCTGCTGCTACATTAGTCTGTAATTTAAAACCAAAGGCGTCATTAGTAACTATTGTAGTCCTTATATCTCTTTTGAGTTTATTAAACCTACGATTAACATCTTTCACAAACCTATTCCGCAAAGTAGTGGTCCTTGTTGGATCCCCTTTTGCAGCTTGAGCGTAAGTTGTTATATGTTGGCAAGTATTACTCATTAGTTTCTTCTTCAATTATTGGTTCTTCTTCTATTGGCTCATCAATCGTATCTTCTGGGTCTACAAAACTATTAGCATCTATCAAGGTTATAATTTCTTCAATCTGTTCTGATTCTAAGCCCATAATAAACTTTAAGAATGCTTCTGGAGGCATTACTTCTTGTGCTCCCATGCTATCCCCATAAGCCTTTAATGCTTGGGCCCTTGTTTGCCCTATTGCTGCTTTGTCTTTATCTGAGGTTTGGTGTAATGAGGTCCATTCTGTTTCGTAAGGAGTTTTAGGTAATATACCATGCTCCATACATAAATCTACAAATGGTTCTATTATTTGAGGCTCTGCAATCTCTTCTCTTCTATTATCTACTATATCAGCCCATGCAGAAGCATCTTGATTACTACTTAATTCTCCTCTTTCTGAGCCCATTAAAATACGCTTTGGTATTCCTGTTGCTGCTGAGATTAAATCTACTTGTACTCCTATATGAGCACTTGGATCTTCTACTTGAGGAGCTAAATCTTTTAACTCTATTCCATCATTGATAAAGATCCTAGTCAACTCATTCTCATATTTGAGTATCTTGTCATTCATTGCCTCATCCAAGCCATCATCAGCTTCAAATCCTTCTTTAACTACTCCTTGATAACCCGGTCTAGCACCACGCCAAAACATCTCAGCTGAACCACCACTTACTTTCTCAATATCCATTAGTCTGTTCCAAACCTTTTCCATAGTAGGAACTCCTTTGACATCACTTGTAAGCATCTCTCCTGTTACATGGAGAATACGACTATAATGAACCACTAATGAAGTTGAATCCCCATCTTCTGTCCCTGATTGGATATTATACATATAAGGCATCCCAAATCTCTTAGAAGCTGGATTCTTATCATATACACTTATCTTTGCAGCTACTTGGCTATATGATGTGACATATAACATCTTTCTTGCTCCGGCCGTTACTGGTTTAGTGAAGTCATGTAATACCTTTACATCATCAAACCCTAATAATAGAACTGCATACTCCCCTATTGATGAGAGTTTATCTACTGTTCTAAACCTGAGGTCTAGTTTTAATTCTTTCTTTAAGGCCTTCCATGCTTTATCTAATTCATCCCCTTCTTGTGCTGGATTATG